AATGCTAGGTCGCATATGACGGATACAGAAATGATGAGTGAAGTAGTAGTTCCGGTTGATTTTCCTGTGCTTTTAGCACAAGGTCAAGAGCTGATTAAAGAATTAGAGTTAGCTATTGCCAGAGTTAGTTTAACGCCTGATGGCATGACTTCTAGAGGTTACTTTTTGTCAGCCTTGAAAGAGACGTTAAGTTGTTATCGAGACCTTGAACACTACAATAGGAAAAGAGGTTATAGACGAATGCCATTTGGTATAGCTTCTATTGGCCCTCCTGGGGCCGGTAAGTCACATGCTGTACCTTACATGTTCGCTCAGATTTTCCCAAGTTTGGCTGGCGTTAAGTACGATGAACGATTGGTAGCCCCCTTAAACCCTTCAGAGAATTTCCAAAGCGCGCCCACAGCAGCACATCTTGGTTTAGTTATAGATGACATTGGTCAGATTATAGACAAAGATGGTTCAGCGCAAAGGAATATTTTCCAAATCATGTCCTGCACAGAATATTATTATGATAAAGCAGAGGTTCATGAAAAGGGTAGGGTACCTTGTAACGCATGTGCAGTTATTGTCACATCAAATGACGATAATTTAGGTGCAGTTAACAAGATTCATTCGATGTCAGCTTTGTTTCGCCGTTTTGTAATTGTCCAGTTTTCCCTTAGACCAGAGTGTATTCGTGAAGGCGAGTTTTACAAGAATCCCGATTTCCTTAATGATTATTGGTTAGTGGACGTAGTCCGCAAAATGCCTACTGTCACTAAAGGGGAGGCTTGGGATCCTAATGCTGTAACAGAGACCATTTATACTACAACTGATGGTGTCAAGTGTTCTCAGGTATCTCTTAAAATTGCTTTAAAGGCTATTAGTGAGCTTGCTGTCAAACATCGTTTGGCTCAGGATGCCGCTGAAAGAGCTTATGCAAGCAAGGACATGACTTCTATTTGTGATGATTGTTTTTGTTTAAAAGCTTATTGTGAATGTATGAGAAATCATGCCCGCGGTTTTAGTGTTTTCTCTTCTAGGGAAAAGAACGCAAAAATTGCTAGAAAACATTCTCGCCAGCGTTTGACTGAACAAGCTTTAGCGGCTAAGACACCCGAGTTAGGTCTTTTAGACAAACTCTGGTATCATATGCCAGGTGCTGTTAGGCTAGAAGACTACTTTCGTGGTGTTTTGGTCGGTAACAATGAGGCTTTTGAAGCTATGTCTAAACGTTTTAGAGCGGTTGGAGTAGGAGCTGGTTTACTGGCTCTTTCAACTACTGGAGGCGGATTGGTCACATTCTTAACGGGTCTTACAGCTGCTACTGTTGAAGCGGCTATACGTCGTGTTGACTATCTCAAAGACATTTCAAAAGAGAATCCTAAAGAACCAGAACGTCAAGAAAAGCTTGTTCGCAAGTTTTGTCAATTTTTCACTTTTGGCAGCCTTCTACTTTTAGGCTATGTTTCTTATAAATCATGGAATCTCTTGAAAAGGACTGTTGGGAAAGATGACCAAAGCGACGCAAACCCTACTCCTCTCAAGGAGGAGACAGGTATTGAGTTGCCAAAGATCCCCGCACCTATAGTTAACCACTCTGATGAAGCAGAAATGACTAGCTCTTCTGAGTCAGACACTCCAAGAATTGATTTCCATAGGAATGTTTGGAGGCCAACTTTCTTAGGCGATGTTAGAGCCAAGACTGGTGGTAGTTTGACCATGCATCCTGATCATGTACACGCAAGGCTTAAAGATGCTATGTGCGAATTCACTACTTATCAGGACGACAAGCCTATCAAGTCCGTTAACGCCTTGATCGTGAAATCCAATTTACTTTTAGTGAATTGGCATATCGTTGCCGCTGGTGGAAACAATTTTCAATTGAAGTTTGCCGGTGGTAACGCTGCTTGTTCGGTCAAGCGTAGTCCATTACACCCTAGTTTAGTTTATCGACTTAGAGACATAACTGGTGGTTATAAGGATTTGTGTTTGGTTAATGCTGTTAACACACCGGCCCTTAAGGATAATATGGCTTTGTTAGCTGATGAATTGCCTTATGAGACGCCTGCGAACGTCATCTTCCTTGAAGAAGGTGAGTTTTCCAAGATTGCAGTTTTTGCAAAGATGGATAGAGTGCGACAGCCCTTCCTAAACGCAGACGGGACAAAGGAAGTTTCTGATATGACGGTTTTTACACATGTACCACCAAAAGATAGACCTCCAAAGCTTGGAGATTGTGGTAGTTTGCTGATTACAGCCAACGCTACTCCACGTCTTATAGGTATGCACGCTTGCGGTCGTGACGACTTGTCAGTTTCTGTTGCATTTACCAGAATGGATATTCAAAATGCAATTGACTTTTTGAAGCAAAAGGACGAAATGTTTTGTCACGCTTTAGTCATTGACACTGATAGGAAGTTGCCGTTAGGTCCAGAAGAGAAAAAGTCTTATGTACACCGTCTCAAACCAGATACTAATGTTACTCCTATTGCAAAATTAGATCTTCCGACAGGTCGAGCAAAGTATTCAACTCGTAAATATGGGTTAGAGGAATACTTTGCTAAGATACCCCACAGTAAAGAGTTTGATCAGCCGAGAAAACAACATATGTGGGAAAAGTCTTACGAAATCTGTAATGTGACTGGTGATATGATCAAATGCCCCAAAGATATTGATGAGATTCGATGGGCAACTAATGATTACATCTACACCGTGGAGTCGCGTTTACCCAATGATTGGTATACTGTTAATAACCTTGGCATTTTGAGTCTTCACGAAGTTCTCAATGGTGTCAAAGAAGAGGGTATACCACCCATGGATTTGTCCAAGTCAGCTGGTATAACTACAGCTGGTGGCTTGACGCGCAAAGGTGGACCGAAATCACAATGGACAGAAGAGTTGGAAGATGGCACGATAGTTTTGACACCAGATTTTCAGAAGGAATATGACGAAGTTGAAAGACGTTTGGATGATCCTTCTTCTGATAATCTTGTGATGTTTGTTTTTGATCTTTTTGCTAAAGACGAACCTAGAGCTTTGAGTGACGAAGGTGTCCAAAAGACTTTTAGACCGATTTTTGGAGGGGAATTCATCTCATTAATATTTGAGATGAGAGTTCTCCGACGGTTATTTACGGCTATTGCTAAGCAGCCTTTTTATTTTGAAATGGCGCTTGCACTTTATTCTCAACGCGACTGGGATGCTTTGCGTAAGTATCTTGGTATGCATCTTAAGGAATCTGAAGGGAAGTTAGCTTGTGGCGATTTTGTTCATTTTGATCAAAGTAAAGATTATTTTGAGCATTGTTCTGAAGTTTTTACCTATATGCATTTTCTTCGGCGTTCTAATGATTTGACGTCTAGAGAGTTATTGTTTGCTAAGAAGGTCTTGTATTCCATTGCATTTGCTGGATTCAATATGAATTCAGAGTTGATAATAGCAATGTTGGGTGCCTCAGGTAAGTTTGGAACGTTTGCTTCTAATTGTATCACGTGTAGTGTTAGGATTAGGAGAGCCTGGAAGATTAAATACCCATCTGTTGGGGATTATGGTGTCTTCGCAGAGAACGTTAGACTTGTTACTGGTGGTGATGACCATGCAGTTGTCTCAGTTGGAAAACTTGATTTGGGTATGATGGACATGTATAGAGCTTTTACTCCTCAGGGTATTGGTTACACCGACCCAGAGAAGAAAGTTCCAACAGTTAATTTCACCAAGTTTGAAGAATTCGAGTTCTTCAAGAGAAATATGGTTCACGTTAGTGAACTTGGTGTTAAAGCTGATTTTTATACTGGAGCTTTAGATAAGAATTCTATTTATAAGACGCTGACTTGTGGTCAAAGAAAGATTATTGGAGAAGACACGAGTATGGCTCAAAGAGAATTGTTTATGCAATCGTCCATGACCTGTCTTGCAGAGGCTTTACTTCATGGTAAGGAGTATTATGAAGAGGTCAGGAATTCCCTATATAGTTTGTTTTGTGATTGGGGAATTGAAGATTGGTTGAGACCAGATGAGTTTGCTCCATATGAAGCTAGAATTGGTGTTTTTATTCATGATATGCAAGAATTAGCAAAAGAGAGGAATCTTGATACTGTTCCCATGGTCCGGCCCCCTGCTTAAAGCAGGGGGCCATAACGGTGATCCGCCACCTGTAAGTGCGGGGAAACGTAGCGTCAGAATCCACTTCTACGTTTTTCTTAAAGAAGGATCAATGTGTCTGAACTCACTTTAATAATAGTTCTCACAAGCACTAGATTTACGCCATCACTTTTAGGAACAAGAGACGCCGATTGTGGTCAAGCGAAAGTGCTCTGTAGATATGTAAATACTCTGACGCAGAATGATCTGATCTAGTCATCTGTTTGTGTACATAGATTGCAGCAAAAATGAATAATATTGCAATAACATCCGGCGAAAAAGACGCCGGACCAACTTTGACGTTTCAAGAAAACGTCGACACCGTGCTCAATCCTGTTGATTCTTTAGTAGATAAAACTAGGATTATTGCACAAGACTCCGCTGATCTTTCCAATCTTACTGAAAGAGAGATTTTAATCACTACTCTCACTTATACAGTTGGGAGTACTACGGTGAACAACGTTGACCCTTGGTCGCTCTTCATTACGAACAAAAGAGTGATAAATAGGTTAAACAATTTCCGTTGTCTCTTTGGTAAAAAGCTTAGGGTTCGCGCTGTTGTAGCAGCGAGTCCTTTTGCTTATGGAAGAATCATTATAGCCTACCAACCATTTAACGCACATGACAATTGTACTAAGATAACTTCAAGTTTTACGGCAAATGCAATAGTTCTCAGCCAAAAGCATAATGTAGAGCTTAGCATCACAGATGGTGAGACAGCCGTTATTGAGTTACCTTTCTTGTGGCCAGAGGATGCTATCGACCTTCAGGTTGATCAGCTTTCAGAGTTGGGTAAGCTTATAGTTTACCCACTTTCACCTCTCGCTCAAGCGAATGGTTCAACAGCAGGAATTACGATAGCGTTTTTCGCTTCTATGGAGGGTATTGAAGTTCATAGACCTACTACGGTTAATGCTTTTAATTTGGTCAACCAGGCCAGACCCTCAATTGAAATTCCTTCTAGTCCAATTAGGTTGCAGATTGCATCTCCTAGAGATGTCAACATTACCTGTGGCTGTTGTGGCTTTCCTGGATACAGGAAGTCTATTACAGTTCGCAGGCCTGAACCTTTGATTGAACCACTTCCTTTTGTTAATCAGGCAAGAGAACTCGGGACGATCTCCAGTACATTGGAGGAAGTCGCTGACGTTGTTGGTAGTGCTAGCCAGATTCCTATTGTTGGGAAGTATGCTAGCGGAGCGAAGGAGGCCCTTTCAATGGGGGCCAAGGCAGCACAAGCCTTTGGCTATAGTGCGCCAGAGGACACGAGACCACTCACTAGAGTAGTACCGCGTCCTCTTCCAAGTATTTCACATGCAACAGGTTTTAATGATTATAGTAAAAATACTTTGGATCCTATGCAGGCAGTTAAGATGTCTTCGGAAGTCGTTGGATTTCAAGACGATGTTGGAACTAGCATGACCAAAGTTTGTGAGAAAGAGTGTATTGTCTCAAAGTTCACCTGGAATATAACAGACACTGTAAACAAGTGTCTTTGGAACACAAGGGTGACGCCTAATATGGGCTTTTGGGATGGTACTTATCGATATTCGCCACCTAGTGAATTTGCGATGATGCCTTTCGACAAGTTTCGGTTTTCAAACTGTTTTACTATAGACGCAGTTGCGAGCAAGATGCATAGAGGCAAGTTGCTTATTCTATATGATCCCTCTTATATAGCCGCTGTTGAGCTTAACGTTCTTACAGGGGTTGTTTTAGATTTGGGTGATAGTGGGGCGACTTGTATGGAAGTCAGAATCCCTTGGTCACAACCGTATCCTTTTGCTTACAACCCATTACCGGGAACTACTTACAACACTATGGCATATTCCACCACCGCGATTACGTCTTCGGATGAAACTAGTAACGGTGTATTGGGTGTCTATGTGTTGTCACCTCTTAGTACTACTAGCGATACTGCTGGTTTATCAATAGAGGTTTTAGTACGTTCGAAGGTTTGTGAGCCGAAGTGTTATGACCTTTCCTTCCATGAGTTTGCTACCATGAGTTTTATCAACCAAGCTAAAGAAGCGACCGTTTGTGATGTCGCTCAGGATGATCACAAGATTAGTGATCTTCTTTCTGAGTTTGGTGGTGAAGTTTATGATGACTTTCTTGCGATTTGTGCAAAACCCATGTATTCTTATGTGAACATGCATGACCTTTCAAACACAGATGTCACTAAGTATTATACCACAAATTCTTATTGTGCAAGGATGCCCCACCCACCCTGCCGCGGTGTTATCGCGAGTGGGACATACGTCTTGCATCCTGATGGTTCTACTGGAGCCACAAACGCAAATAAGAACATGACTGCTGGCTTAAATTATTATGCCCCTGCGTATGCAATGTGTAGAGGGGGGGTTAAGTATATAGCCAATTACAGTAAACGTGGTCCAAATGCTGATAAGCTGACCATGTTGGTTACTAAACAGGGTAGACAGACACCAGTGAAACCTTCAAAGCTCAATTATGATTATTCAACAGGAGCGGCCAGTACCGCTCCTGATGCAGCTTGGAACACTTATGGTGCTAACCAGCTTTTCTTTGCAAATTCATGTGGTAGTTATGGCGTTGCGGCCATTAATCCCACTCTTTCTTGGGAATGCCCATGGCAGTCTAAACAAAGATTTCGCATTTGTAGAGAAGTGAAACCTATTAGTGATTACTCACTTTATGCTGGTTCAGCTGTGTCTGGAACCCAAGGTTATAGGACTTACTTGACAGTCCCAACCACAGGAACTAATACAACTTTTGCTACAGCGTTTGTGGCAGAAGAGATCTTCACAGCTAAGGGCGAAGATTATGCACTTTATTGGTTCCAAGGCATGCCCGCTTGGACGTTGTGGAACGCTTGAGTTTCCGCAACTTTTCCTCGGTATGGTCCTTCCATACCGGTTCGAGAAAATCTTAGGAGATTGGTTTTAGAGGCCCTCAACGGCCCACGGCGATATTACATCGCTAACAGGTGAAAGGACACTTCACCTTGTACATATGTGTCCACAATAGGGACCCCTGCGAGACGGGGGATTATTCCCTTGTAAATAAGGTTTGCT